AGCTATCCACAAGCTGCCCAAGAGTATCTGGGCTTTAAGTTTACACTGACTCGTTCTAGTACCGATGCAACCAAGGGACCACTTTTTACTGGCTATCAGATACGTTCTCTGCCTGCAACACCACGCCAGCGCCTTATCCAATACCCAGTCTTTTGCTATGACCACGAGAGCGACAAGTTTGGTAATGAGATTGGCTATGAAGGATCTTCCTTTACACGTATGTCACAACTAGAGGCAATCGAAAACGTTGGTGACACTATTCGTGTTCAAGACTTTAGAACCGGTGAGTCATACCTAGGCATCATTGAAGAGATGGATTTTATGAACAAGACGCCAGAGGATAAAAGGTTCTCTGGTTTTGGTGGCACACTACTTGTGACAATCCGGACAATCTAATGAACGCACAAGATTATGCAACACTTACCGTTGCAGTAATGACAATCATTGGTGGCTTTGCAGCCTCTGTGCGTTGGATGGTCAAGCACTATCTTGTAGAGCTTCATAAAAATGGTGGTACCTCGCTACGTGATGCCGTTGATAGACTTGAGGCACGAGTAGATGATCTCTACAAACTAGTTGCGGAGAAGTAATGCCTGAACTTAATGCCAATATCCCACCGATTGACTGCTTTGTGCGTGGTAACTTTCTACGCAATCAGAAAGATAGCCACGATTTATACTTTCCCTGTGTAATCTTTGGCGTAAGCACAGTCCAGAATAGAAGCCCACTCTTTCACTTTATGATGGAAGATGGTGGCATCTGGTGGCGTATGCCCATCAATGCCTTCTGTGCCAAGCCAGATGTACCAGAGGTGGACTTGCACAATCTAGTCTTGTGGAACTCCTTTAGTCCTTTCATATCAGTAACCAAGTTTAGTAACCTGACCAACCTGAGCCTGCACTACACGGACAGGGAGAAGAACAAGGTCAATGGCAAGTATCTCTTTACCCTTGACTGGCACAATCCTGATGCCAACAGGCTAGATGATGGCTACTCAGAGACACCTGATGAGCACAAGTGCGGTCACGTGATAGAGCGAGATGATGGCAACTATGCCATTCAGCCTAACAATAGAATCTTTGTCTTTGAGCCATCCTATACAACCAAGTATGGCAATCCTCTTATCCACAGAATTATCAATGATCGCAAGTGGGATGTAGAAGATAAGAAGAAGTGGGTAACAGAAGACTCAAATGCTTTTCATTACGAGATAGAAACTAAGAAGGAAAATGAATGACACCTGTTGCCAAGAAAGCCACACCTGCTGCAGTTGCTGTGTTGCGCCAAGCGACGGCGTTAAAGCCATTACGCAAGAAGATAAGCGATGGTCTACTACCTTCTGCTGCTCATCGCAAAGCCAGTCCTGACTCTGACCACAACACAGGTTTAGCAGTTGATTTAACTCACGACCCAGTAAATGGTATTGATTGTGCTGATATCTTTGAGAAGTTAAAGGAAGATAAGCGAGTTAAATACCTGATATTCAAGGGAAAGATTTGGTCTAAGAATAAGGCCAAGCAAGGTAATAGAATCTATACTGGTATCAATAAGCATAATAAGCATTTACATATCTCCATCAATGATGGCACCGGTGATGATACAAGTCCCTGGTTCTGGTGGATGAACTCACCAAAGACCATCAATCAGATTCTTGCAGCCCTTACTTCCCTGCCTGCAAAGAAGGCATACAAGACCGAAGTTTGCACCTGCTGTAAATTACACGGTGCAAAGCCATAATCCCCTAGGAGGAAACAATGGAACAATTCAAACAAATCGCACTTACTTGGTTTAGAGCTGCCGCATCTGCTGCTGTAGCCCTGTACCTTGCGGGCGAGACGGACCTCAAAACACTAGCAATGGCTGCACTAGCCGGTCTTGCTGGTCCATTATTGAAGTGGCTAGATCCATCAGCCACAGCATTTGGTCGTGGGTCTAAATAACCCATTAGCGCGAGGCACGATAGAGGCTCACCCCGAAAGGGGTGGGCTTCTTTTTTTGTCTCTAAAATATGCCAGAGTTTGAATCACCCGATAGGTGAGTCTTGAGGCGGTGGCAGTTGGCACACAAAGTCTGTAGATTCTGTGGCGTATTATTGAATCGGTCCCCGTCTATGTGGTCTACATCGAGTTGACTAGGGTGCTTGGGTATGAATGAACATAGTTGACATATTGAGCCTTTATGTCTAATGTATGGATAGACGCTGTTGTTGTAGTTGCGCTTCCAGACAGTTCGACATTTGTATCTATTAGAGATTACGTTCTTCTTATCGCGTAGCTTTATCTTTGTCGGACCACAAATTGAGCAGATAGCAGTACGCTCTGCCTCGTTAATCTCTGTGATCTTGTGTTGCATCTTTATCTGCTGGACAGGGGATGGTTACTAGGTTGCCGCAGTTGGCACAGGTGGCATCAAGAAACCACCAAATGATGTCAAAGTCCTCAAAGGATACTAAGGCGTTAAAAACCTGCGAGCCACAGGAACATACGTGAATGGGTCCTAAGCCCCGCAAATCGGCCCCGAAGGGCTTAGGAAGGCTACTCCTGCGCCATCTAAAGGATGGCAGGGTTGGTAGACGGAACGGCATTGGTACTGTACTGACTACCGGCGCGTCCCCCAAGGGACGCCATCTGGTTTAATTCGCCTCACGGCTCATATTGTAGCGCCTAGTAGTGTTGCTTCGCAACGACACGCCGAGGAGATGATATCCTCTAGTATGACCACAATCGTAGCGCTAGAAGGTATTGACTACGCCGTTCTAGTAGCTGACTCACAGATCACCGAAGATAACCTCATCTCTATCTCAACATCCACGCCGAAGATTGTTGAGGTAGGCAAGTTCCTATTAGGTATATCAGGTGATACACGCCCTGGCGATATCCTTGCCTATAACTGGAGGGGGCCACTCTACAAGGGTGAGGACCCAGCTCAGTTTATGGGGCGTAAGGTCATACCTAGTATCATCACGGCTTTTACAGACAACAACTACGACTACAACAAGGAGAACAAAGATGGTGGCTTTGATTATCTCATTGCTTTTAACGGTAATATCTTTCGTATTGCTTGTGATCTCTCTTTTTTCCAAACAAATCACGGAGCGTATGGCATTGGTAGCGGGGGTCAGCTTGCTCTTGGCTATCTGTATTCAATCTGCAAACCTGATATGGACTTAGCCTTTGCTAAGCGACACGCCCAACGTGCCGTTGAAATTGCTTCGGTGCTTGACGCTAATACAAACAAGCCCTTACAGTTAGTCATCCAGGAAAGGATGTAAATGACTGATATTAAAGCTCTTCTTCTTGATGCACTCAAGGCAGGAGATGCTAAGCGTTCACGTTCAACACAGGTACAGATAGGTCCATCTGAGTTAGGTGGATGTCGTCGCAAGGTTTGGTACAGACTCAATGACCAACCAGAGACTAACGATAACGAGTTAAAGCTCGCAGCAATAATGGGTACTGCTATACACGCAGAGATTGAGAAGGCACTCTCTGATAATGCAGATGTGATGCTTGAAACTGAGGTTGAATACAATGGGATGAAGGCACACATTGACTGTTTTGTACCTAGTACCGGCGATGTGATTGACTGGAAGACAAGTAAGATTAAGAACCTTGGATACTTCCCATCAACGCAACAGCGTTGGCAGGTACAGGTCTATGGTTATCTCCTAACAAAGAACGGTTATAAGGTAGAGCGCGTATCACTAGTTGCTATCGCACGTGATGGTGATGAACGTGATGTCAAGGTACACACAGAAGAGTACAACGAGGCTATGGCCTTGGAAGCATTGAACTGGTTATCTGCTATCAAGGAGTCAGCAGATGCACCAGCTCCTGAAAAGGATGAAAGTTACTGCAAGTTCTATTGCAAATACTATGACGCAAGTGGGCAGATGGGATGCGTTGGTCTAAAAAAAGAACGTACAGCAGTCAGTAGTGTGCTGATTGAAGATGCAGAAGTTGACAAAAATGCACTGTTCTTTCTACAGTTGACTACTCAGATTAAAGATTTGGAAAAGCAGCAAGACTCTTTGAGGGCCTCCTTTGAAGGTTTGCTAGGTGTCACAGCAAGTGGCATCGAATTGAGTTGGACTACAGTGGCAGGACGTTCTACTGTGGACGACAAAGAGGTTGAGAAACTTCTAGGTTTTGTTCCTAAGAAAGTTGGAGCAGAGTCATTTCGACTAAACATCAAACCAAGTGGAGGAAAGTAAATGGCAACAGAGGGAACTAAGTTCCAGATTAACTACAAGTTAAGTGATGGAACACTTATCAACTTGTATGCAGCAGATGTAAAAGAGTTAGAGGCAGGTCTTGCAGATCTTGCTATGAACGCAATGAACATCAGAGCAACAGGATTTGAACTAGCAGGTGGTAGCCCAGCACCAGTGCCATCAGTTGCATCAGTAGCACAAGCCTTCAGTGGCACATACGTAGTACCAGCACCGGTTGCATCAGGAACTAATAATTCCTGTAAGCACGGTGCAATGACATTCAAGACAGGTACATCAAGCAAGGGTCCTTGGCAGGGTTGGATGTGTCCAACACCAAAGGGCGCACCAGATAAGTGCGACACAATTTGGATTAGATAGCTTGTTGAGAGGGATAGGGTGCTCAATCTTTCGCGTGCGTGGAGTGGTGTGCTTACCAAGGCAACACCGCTACCTGATGTATGGAAAGGTTTAGTAGCCGAAGGTATTAAGTTTAGGCGTGGTCAAGTCTGTATGATTGCTGCTGCTCCTAATGCTGGTAAGTCAATGTTCTCACTTATCTATGCAGTCAAAGCAAAGGTTCCGACTTTGTTCTTTTCTGCTGACACCGACACGACAACAGTAATGATGCGTGCTGCCTCTCACCTTTCTGGTCATTCACAGGTGTCCGTTGAGGCAAATCTGTCAAACGATTCACACTATTACGATGCTCACTTGGATAAGGTTGCACACATCAAGTGGGTATTCGACTCATCACCATCACTTGATGATCTCGAACTAGAGGTTCGGGCTTACGTTGAACTCTATGGTATGCCACCAGAGTTGATAGTTATTGACAACCTGATGAACGTAGCAGCAGAGACCGATAATGAATGGGCAGGACTTCGTGCAATTATGATGGAGTTCCACAATATGGCACGCACAACAGAGGCGTGCGTAATGGTCCTGCACCACGTATCAGAACAGTCAGAGTATGGCTCACCTATTGAGCCACCTCATCGCAGAGCAATACACGGCAAGGTATCTCAGCTACCTGCCCTTATACTCACACTAGGTTATGACCCTAGCCAGGGTATTCTCAAGGTGGCACCGGTCAAGAATAGGTTTGGGCCACACTCAGCAGATGGCAAGAAGTATGCACAGTTACTAGTAAATTACGCAGCAGTACAGATAGGCGATCAAAATGAGTTTGGTTGGATGTTACGCAAAGATACTATCGCTGGATACCAAGGAGGTTACAATGTCTGAAATAATGGAATGGCGCAGTAAGAATGAGTACGAGCAACTATTAAAGCGAGTTGACATATTGCAGGCAGACTTGGCTAACTTCGTTGGTGCAATCCTGCAAGCTGGAATTGTTGAACTTGTTAAGGATGAGCAAGGTAATCTTGTCTATAAGATTAACAAGGTTGTAATTGTAGATGAGCAAGTACAACAAGACTAAAGGAGCCACCTTTGAGACTGACGTACTCAAGTGGCTACGTAAAATGGGAGTTCTTGCTGAACGCTTGACGAAAGCTGGCAGTAAGGATGAGGGAGATATGGTTGCGATTGTTGCAAGTAAAACATATATCCTAGAACTCAAGAACAGGCAGACCCTTTCCCTGCCTGCTTTCTGGAGAGAAGCAGAGGTTGAGGCGCTTAACTACGCTACGGCGCGTGGACTTGGGGAAGTTCCCTTGCACTATGTGGTAGTTAAGCGTCGCAACTCTTCAATAGAAAAAGCCTGGGTCATCCAAGACCTAGCACAATGGTTAAAGGAGAGGCAATGAACGAAGGAATTTATACATATAACGAACCACCACACTATTCAAAGAGTTGTAATTGTGGTATTACAATTAT